TGATATTGTTGAAAGAATCATTAACAGATACAGTAATGAAGGTGATATGGTTCTTGACCCGTTTGGAGGCTTAATGACAGTTCCAATGACGGCAGTAAAGATGAAAAGATACGGCTATGGAATAGAACTGAGCTGTGACTATTTCAGAGATGGTGTTGGATATCTTCAGGAAGCAGAGAATGAGATAGAAACACCTACGCTGTTTGACTTTATGGAGGCTTAATATGATAAACGGGGAATTAATAGTTGATAATTTCGCTGGTGGGGGCGGAGCCTCCACCGGAATAGAAGAAGCTACCGGCTTTAGTGTGGATATAGCAATTAACCATGATCCTAAGGCTATTGCAATGCATAAAGCAAACCATCCGAATACAAAGCATTATTGTGAAGATGTATGGCAGGTAGACCCAGTGCAGGCATGTAATGGGCATCCTGTGGGGCTTGCCTGGTTCTCTCCGGACTGTAAACATTTCAGCAAGGCAAAAGGCGGTAAGCCAAAGGATAAGAATATAAGAGGTCTTGCATGGGTAGCGTGCCGGTGGGCTGGACTGGTAAGACCTAGAGTAATCATGTTGGAGAATGTAGAAGAATTCAAGACATGGGGACCACTGAACAGAGGGCATCATCCAATAAAAACAAAGCAGGGCAAGACATTTAATAAATTTGTAAACCAGCTGCAGGATTTAGGATATGAAGTGCAGTTCAGGGAGCTTGTGGCAGCAGATTACGGAGCGCCAACCATGAGAAAGAGATTCTTTATGGTTGCAAGATGTGACAAGAGACCTATTATATGGCCAGAGCCTACACACGCACCGGCAGACAGCGAAGCCGTGAAAGAGGGACTGCTAAAACCTTATGTTGGAGCATATACGCAGATAGATTTTAGCAGACCATGCCCCAGTATCTTTGATACATCTGAACAGATAAAAGAGAAATATGGAATAAAAGCGGTAAGACCATTAGCACCCAAGACAATGGAGAGAATCGCAAGAGGCTTAAAGAAATTTGTTTTGGATAATCCAGAACCTTTTATTGTTCAGTGTAATCATGGTGGAGACAGAAGACCGCTAGATACTAAAGAACCATTGCCAACAATTACAGGTAAACATGGATATGGGATTGTTGAACCTTACATGATTCAGATTGGACAGACTGGTTTTACAAAAGACCGGAGCAAGAATATTCAGGAGCCGCTATCTACGATAGTAAGTAAAAACGAGCATTGTTTAATATGTCCTACACTTATCCAGTATCACTCGGAGACTGTTCATGGAGAGGTAAGAGGTCAGACAATAGATAATCCGGTTATGACCATAGATGGTTCTAACAGATATGGACTGGTTTTATCGAACCTTATTCAGATGAATAACCATTGTGACGGAAGAGATATAAAGAAGCCTCTTCCAACGATAACAGCAGGTGATGGACATTTCGGAGAAGTAAGGGCATTTCTTGTTAAGTATTATGGTGATGCTACAGGACAAGATATTAAGCAGCCACTGGATACAATTACCACAAAAGACCGGTTTGGTCTTGTAACCATAGAAGGTACAGACTACCAGATTGTTGATATAGGATTAAGAATGTTAGAGCCTAGGGAATTGTATGGGTGTCAGGGATTCCCAAGCGACTACATAATTGACCATGATTACACAGGTAAGACATATCCAAGAGCGGAGCAGGTTAAGAGATGTGGCAATTCTGTTAGTCCAATGGTACCTAATGCATTGGTAAGGGCTAATCTTAAAGAATTATGCATAGCGCAGAGAATGCCTAACTGCAGTATAAACGAGGAAAAGACAGGGCAATTAAGATTTGCCTAAGGTATTGTTCTTTGACAATTGAATAATGACGGATATAATATAAATATAAGGAGGTATTAGCAGATGAAAGATGAATTTCTTGTTAGTGCAGAGAGAATCGTTAATGAAAACAGAGAAAAAATAAAGTATTTTTTGGAAAGTGAGTCTGTTTTATTTGATGATGAATTAGAAAATTGTGCAAGCTCACGAACTATATTAAGAAGAGTGCCTGAAGCAATAAGTAATATTTTTGGTATAAGTGATTCTATAGTTCAAAGAGCGGAGTTTGATGTGGGACGCGAATATAGAGGCGTTTTTTATAAAACGACAGATAATATATCATTGGATACAATAAAAGGCATAATGAAAACAAGATATGAATAAAAATATAAAGCCAGCCGTCATTATTTGAAGGCTGGTATTTTTTATTCAAAAAAAGGAAAATGAGAGGTGAAAGGGTGAGCAGAAGACGACATAAACACTTATGTGAGTACACCTGCTGTGAGCAGTGTTCTAAGAGTGTGGCAGCAGACGGAACATATACATGTAATAACAAGACGGTTATAGAGAACTACATGCCGGCGGAAGATTACTTCTGGTGCGATGGAGAGATGTTTATTAGGAGGGAGTATGAAAAATGAAATTAATAATAGAAATGCCAGAGGAATTTGAAATACATTTTATGCAGGATAAATTTGAAGATTTCTTTATAAGAATCATTGGGGATATGAGTAGAAATGTTCCTAGTTTGTGCGGAGTTGACGAGAAGGAGATTGCCGAAATGCTTAAAACAGCATTTTTAAACAGCAAAGCAGTCTATCATGATGTCAATGAAGTTACATGTTTTGAAAAGGTTGTAAACCGATTGACGGAAGAATTAATATTAGCTAAACAAGATAAGGAAAGATGTGCGAGAGAAAACCAAACACAATTTGACTTTGCTAAAGGATATTCGATGGGCGTGACAAATGCATTAGAAATAGTAAAGGCAGGTGAATCATAATGCTAACATTACCAATTCAGAAGAGATGGTTTGACATGATTCTTTCAGGTGAGAAGAAAGAAGAGTATCGAGAAATAAAAGAATATTATGAAACAAGATTCCGGAATCTGTTCGGAGCAATAACTATATATCCATCAAGTATCTTTTCAGATAGAAGCAAATATGAACTGTTGCAAGGAGAGGCAGTACCAGAGGAGATAAGGAAAGACAGGGTTCAGGAGATTATTTTTCGTAATGGTTATTCCAAGAATTCTAAAGCAATAAAAGCAAGATGTAGATTATGGATTGGAAAAGGTAGACCAAAGTGGGGAGCTGAACTAGATAAACAGTACTATGTTTTAGAAATCCTGAGTGTTGAAAAACTGGCAGCAGATAAGACTATATTACAGAAGGCAGGTGATTCGTGAGTGACTAAAGAAAATGAGGATAAAAAGAAATGGCTAAAAAGATATCGTAGAGCCAAAAGGAATCTGATAGTAACCGAACTTGCAGTAAAGGAACTGAAAGCAGCACAGATAATGGGAGCAAAGGGCAATGATGGAATGCCTAAAGGAAAAAATAACAATTCTGACTTAAGTGATTATATAGTAAAACTGGAAGATAAAGAAAAGGAATATGAGAAAGCTAAAGAAAGTTACATTAAAATTTGTGATGAAATAATAAGTGCTATATATCTACTACCAGATAGCAGGCAACAGATGGTTTTGATATATAGATATATCACATCAGATAACAATGATTGGTCAGAAGTATTAATAAAAATGAGAGAAGCAGGGGAAGCGTATTCAATGCGACAGATATATAATATACATGGCGAAGCACTTAGAAATCTAAAAATATCTTAGAAATTTAGAATAATAAGCTTGACATATGGTGCACCATATGATAATATATACTTGTAAGGAGGTGATACATATGTCAGACAAAAAAGAAAAGTCCGAAGACGCATTAAAGACTTGGCTGGTCGGTGCATCAACGGACTTGGTTATCGGAATAATACTTCTTATTCTCGATAAGCTTCTAAGTTAGCTTAGAAAACAAGGAATGGGGCGAAAGCCCTGTTCCACTTAATAATATAACATAGTTTCAGGAAAGGAGCAAATGTATGTTAGGTAAGTTAGGAATATTTTTTATAGCGATAGGAATAGCAAAGATGATTATATACACGGTAAAGAAAGCGAGGAGCAATAAATGCCAGTAGGAGAGCCTAATAAGCAGACAATAGCATCTGCCAAGTATCAGAAGAAAGCAGGGTATATATCTAAGTCGTATAAGCTCAAGAAAGATATAGTTGAAGAGTTTGCTGACAAATGCAAAGAGAACGGAGAGAGTCAGGCGGAAGTTATAACAAGGCTTATGAATGAATACATAAGTAAAAAGCATTAAGTTGCACCGGTACAACATATATTGACAACACACTGGCAGCAGATAAAAGATTGCAGTGAATTGCAGTTTTAAATGTGATATTATGTATTTATAAAAGATTGCAGTAAATTGCAGTTTTAAATGTGTTATAGTATAAACTACAGAAAGAGTAAGGGAATCTTAAACGGATTCCCTTTTTGTTTGCAATGGAATTTGATTACAACAATAAGAGATGGAAACAGAAGAGAGCCAGAATACTAAGGCGGGACAAGTATATGTGTGTTGAATGTAGAAAGTATGGGCGACAGAGAGAAGCGGTCACGGTTCATCATATTAAGCATGTTGATGAATATCCAGAGCTTGCCTACATAGATTCTAACCTTGAGAGCCTGTGCAATGCTTGTCACAATAAGATGCACCCTGAGAAGGGCGGACACAAAGCATAGCCCCCCTGTTTGAATGAGAATATTTCAAGCCGTCTGGGACCGGGGAGGGGAACTCTTTCCAACTCTGCAAAAAATTATCAGGGAGGGGGAATGCCAAAATGGAGTCTGAAAAATGGAGAAGAAAAATCAAGGACAATCTCAAGAAATTAGGCACTTATGACGCTGCTTATAACTCTGTCATAAATACCTTGGCAGATACCCTGGAACAGCGCGATAAAGTTTACGGAAATTATAAGAAAAATGACGAAGACATGATTGTTGAGTATACCAATAAAGCAGGCAAGACAAACATGGTAACAAATCCTAAGATTGTACTATGGAATGAGCTTAACAAGACAGCGTTGTCGTATTGGAAGGAACTTGGATTGACACCTTCCAGCTTAAAGAAGATTGGAGGGGCAAGACCAGAGGAGAAGCCGACAGGTCTTGCAGCAGCACTTGCTTCAATTGAAAGCTAAGAACTGGAGTACAGTAATTGAATATGCAGAATCAATACGAGATGGAAAGAAAGTAGCTTGTTTGGAACTTAAGCAGGCAGTAGACAGATTCTTTCGTGATCTGGACAATCCAGAATATGAAGTCAATCCAAAAGCTCCAGAATTCTGCATACAGATAATTGAAAAAACAATAAAGCATCAGCAGGGAGAGCGTATCGATGGAACACCATTGAGAGGCACTCCTTTTTTATTAGAGCCATTTCATAAATTTATAATATATAACCTTGTTGGTTTTTATCACAAGGGTACAGGCATTGTAAGATTTCATGAGGCTCTTATATTTATACCGCGAAAGAACATAAAGACTTCTTTTGCAGCTGCATTAGCATGGGCGTTGTCATTATGGTACAGGCGTTCAGGGTCAAAGGTTTATATTGCTTCAGCGGCATTAATGCAGTCGCTTGAAAGCTTTAATTTCCTTGATTACAATGTCACAGCAATGGGGGAAAAGAAAGTAAGAGGAAAGAAAGGGGGAAGCGTAAATGTTATTGATAACAACAATGAGCACAGTATGGAAGCCACCCTCCCGGATGGGAGCTTTTATATAAGAGCATTAGCAGCAAATCCGGATGCACAGGATTCTCTTAATTGCAATATTGCAATCGTTGATGAAATACATGCTTTAAAAAAGCCAAAGCAATATAATCTTTTTAAGGAAGCTATGAAAGCATATACCAATAAGCTGATTATAGGTATCTCAACGGCAGGAGATAATGAGAATTCATTTTTGGGAAACAGATTGAAATATTGCAGAAAAGTGTTAGATGGGACAGTTAAAGATGAACAGTACTTTATATTTATGTGCTGTGCTAATCCTGATGAGAATGGCGATATTGATTATACGAATCCGGAAGTTCATGAAATGGCCAATCCTGCTTACGGTGTTTCAATCCGTCCTGAAGAACTGCTGAATGATTCATTACAGGCACAGAATGATCCACAGCAGAGAAAAGATTTCTTGGCAAAGTCATTAAATGTATATACATCTGCTATTAAAGCATATTTTGACATTGAAGAATTTAGAAGGTCCGATTCTAAGTACAGTTGGACACTTGAACAGTTAGCAAAGCTCCCAATAAAATGGTATGGTGGCGCAGACCTGTCAAAGATGCACGATCTTACGGCTGCATCGTTATATGGTAATTATAACGGGATAGACATAATAATACCTCATGCATGGTTTCCTGTTACAGCAGCATATAAAAAAGCAGATGAAGATAATATTCCTCTGTTTGGTTGGAAAGATAATGGTTGGCTGGATATGTGCAACAGTGCAACGGTCAATCATGCAGATATAGTTAATTGGTTTATAAGCATGAGAAAGAAAGGATTCAAGATTATTGAAGTAGGTCATGATAGAAAATTCTGTAGGGAATATTTTATTGGAATGAAAAGAGCCGGCTTTAAGATTGTTGACCAGCCACAGTACTTTTACAAGAAATCAGAAGGCTTCAGGCATATTGAAAAAGCCGTTAAAGACGGTAGATTGTATTATCTTCACTCTGAAGCTTATGAATATTGCGTTGAAAATGTGAGCGCAATAGAAAAAACAGATGACATGATTCAATACGATAAGGTTCAGCCGGAGCACCGAATAGATATATTCGATTGTTCAGTTTTTGCATGTATAAGGTATTTGGAAAATCTGGAAAAATCCAGCATTGCGTCAGGCTGGTTTGGAGGAAGTAAAAAGTGAGTAAAAGAAGAAAGAAACAAAATGTAAAAAGAGATGCTTCAGTTGGATTCCTTCTTTCTGGAGATGCATATACGACGCTATGTGGTGATGGATATACTCCATTAAACAAAAATCCGGAAGTAGTGACAGCATGTGGAGTAATAGCAGAACTGATTGCGTCAATGACAATTTATCTGATGTGTAATACAGACAATGGCGACATAAGGATTAAGAATGAATTAAGCAGGAAGCTTGACATTAACCCTAACAGATTCATGACGAGACATACATGGGTAAAGTGGATTGTAATGAATATGCTGCTTGGCGGAAAAGGGAATGCAGTTGTATATCCTACAACGGACGATGGCATATTAGGAGATATGATATTAATCCCACCAAGTCAGACATCATTTCTGCAGGATGGATATGGATATCAGATAGGGATAAATGGACGATATTATGATCCTGATAATGTACTGCATTTCGTATATAACCCGGATGAAAATTATCCATGGAAAGGCCGTGGGATAACGGTTGAACTTAAAGATGTAGCCCAGAATCTTAAACAGGCATCAGACACAAAGAATGCATTTATGTCAAATAAGTTTCAACCAAGCCTGATTGTTAAAGTAGATGCCTCTGTAGAGGAGTTCCAGTCGCCAGAAGGCAGAGAAAAGTTATTAGAGGATTACACAGCGGGGGTAGAACAGGGAAGGCCTTGGATGTTGCCTGGAGAAATGATTGATATAAAAGAGATAAGACCATTGACTCTAGGAGATTTAGCATTAAACGATTCTGTTGTTCTTGATAAAAAGACGGTTGCATCTATTGTTGGAATACCAGCATTTCTTTTAGGTGTAGGAAATTACAATAAAGACGAATATAACAATTTTATATCGCGGAAAATAAAGGCAATTGCAGAAGAAATTGAACAGGAATTAACCAGAAAATTGCTGATAAGTCCTAACTGGTATTGGAAATTCAATGTCCAGAGCCTTTATGCGTATGATATTAAAACAATAAGTGATGTATACAGTAATCTCTATGTAAGAGGTCTGTTTACGGGAAATGAGGTAAGAGATAAGCTTGGAGCATCTCCTATGGAGGGACTTAATGAACTTGTTTTATTAGAAAACTATATTCCACTGGATAAGATAGGAGACCAGAAAAAACTTATACAGGAAGGAGATACGGATGGAAATTAAAGATATAGGAATGCAGATTCGCTCTGCAGAAAGTAAATTTAATACGAGGGAAGACGGAGAAGACCTTTACATTGAAGGATACTTCTCCGTTTTTAATAGCAACTATGAATTATGGCAGGGAGCAACAGAATCTATTGATTCTCACGCTTTCGACAATGCGCTTGGTGATGATATCCGGGCATTGGTTGACCATGACACGCACTTAGTACTTGCAAGGAATAAAGCAGGCACACTTGAATTGAAAATTGATTCGCACGGATTATGGGGAAAAATCAGAATTAATCCGAAAGATTCTGATGCAATGAACCTGTATGAAAGAGTGAAGCGTGGAGATGTTGACCAGTGTTCTTTTGGATTTGACATTCTTGACCAGGAGGCCGAGTACCGGGAAGATGGAACAGTTCATTGGACAATCAAGAGCGTAAAGCTGTATGAAGTATCAGTATGCACATTCCCAGCATATGAGGACACTTCGGTGTCAGCTCGTAAGAAGGATTACGAGGATATAAAAAAGAGATGGTCAGAATTGTGGAAAACACAGATGACTGCACGAATTAAAGGAGGAAAATAATGGCATTAAAGGCATTAATGCTTCGTAAGAAGCTCACAGACGCAAAGAAGGCTCTTGATGAAGCAAGAGCGAAGACAGCCACTTTTGAGACTAGAGAAGCAGAGCTTGAACAGGCTATAAGTGAAGCTGAAACTGATGAGGAAAAGCAGGCTGTAGAAGAGGAAGTTGAAAAGTTTGAAACAGAGAAGAAGGAACATGATGAAGAGGTTTCTAAGCTGGAAAATGATGTAGCTGCTATAGAAAAAGATCTTGCAGATACAGAGGCTGAACAGCCAAAACCAGCGGTAAAGCCAGAAGAGAGAGGAGAAAGAAAGACAATGACAACAAGAAAATTCTATGGAATGGATATGCAGGAAAGAGACAGGTTCTTCGCCGATGATGGAGTTAAGAATTTCCTTGGCGAAATCAGATCATGTATCAAGGAAAAGAGAGCATTAACCAATGTTGGATTAACAGTACCAGAGGTAATGCTTCCACTTATCAGGACTAAGGTAGAGGAAACATCTAAGCTTGTCGGAAGGGTAAATCTTGCTACAGTGAGTGGTAAAGCAAGGACAAGAATCATCGGCACAATACCGGAAGCAATATGGACAGAAATGGTTGGAACACTTAATGAACTTGATCTTAAGTTTTACGATGACGAAGTTGATGGCTATAAGGTGGGAGGATTTATTCCAGTGCCTAATTCTATACTTGAAGATAATGATGTAGACCTTGCTTCTACTATTATTGATGCATTAGGTAAGGCAATTGGAAAAGCACTTGATAAAGCTATTGTATATGGAACAGGAACAAAGATGCCATTAGGTATAGTTACAAGATTAGCACAGGCTGCACAGCCTGAAACATATAGCGCAACAGCAAGACCATGGGCTGATTTACATAAATCACATATAATTACAGGAACAGGTGCTACAGGACTTAATCTTTTTAAAGAAATACTCACTAATTCAGGTGTAATTGAAAATGATTACATTGAAGATGGTCTGGTATGGCTGATGAATAAGAAAACACATGACAAGATTAAGATTCAGTCCCTTGATAAGAATACTAACGCTCTTATTGTTGCTGGTATGAATAATACAATGCCGCTTATCAATGGAGATATCATTGAGCTCTCATTTATACCGGATGACAACATTGTATTTGGATATTTACCAGCATATTTACTTGCACAGAGAGCAGGCACAGCAATAAGCCAGTCAGAGCATGTAAAATTCATTCAGGACCAGACTGTATTTAAGGGAACTGCGAGATATGATGGAAAGCCTGCAATTGCTGAGGCATTTGGTGTACTTACAATTTCATCAGCTGCACCGACAACAACGGTAACATTTCCAAAAGATACAGCTAAGTAAGAGAGGTGATAAGCTTTGGACAACGTAAGTATATTGGAAATTATGAAACAGGATATAGGCATATCAGTTGAACTTCCACCAGAAAGAGAAGTATTTTTGACTAATTACATTGAGTTGGCCAGAGCTGCCATCGCAAGGGAAGGCATAACCGTTCTTGATAATATTGAGGACGGTATGCTTGTTGAAATGTATGCATCATATCTGTACCGAAACAGGAAAGAGGATAAACCTATGCCGAGAATGCTAAGGCTGGCACTTAATAACCGAAAATTAAGCAGGAAGGAGTTAAGTGATGGAGGGATATCTTGAACTTATAACGCCTGTATATGAAAAAGATGAACTGAACCAAAGCATTAAGATAGGAGAAAAGGTTGACTCTGTGTGGGTTGAAGAAATATCTGTTACACGGAGCGAATTCTATAATGCTGGTAATAGCGGGCATAAAGCACAGTTAGCATTTAAGACGGCTTCGGCAAATTATAATGGCCAGAGTGAATGTAGGTTTTGCAAAAAAACATACAGCATATATCGTACATATAATGCTGATGATGAGCTGATTGAACTTTATCTTGAAGAAAAGGTGGGAATAATGTGAAGATAGGAATAGATAGTTTGTCAGAAACCGTAGCACAGGAATTAAGCAATTATTCAAGAGAAGTAAATAAGGCTCTGCGGGATGAGGTGAAAACAACAACTAAGCAATGTGTTAAAGATATCAGGGAGGCTGCTCCAGAGGATACGGGAGCATATAAGAAGAGCTGGACATCTAGGGTTCAATATGAAAGTGAAGATGATATCCGGACAGTTGTATATGCAAAGGGAACAGGAGCAAGCTTAACGCATCTTCTTGAGAATGGACATGCGAAGGTTGGTGGTGGAAGAGTGAAAGCATATCCACATATTGCTCCGGCGGAAGAAAAAGCAAGCGAAAGCTTGTTTAACAGAGTGAAGGTGAGATTAGGAAAATGAAGCTTGGAGATTTGATAAAAATATTAAGCACAACAAGTATTCCAACAACATACAGAGCGTTTGAAGAAGGGAAGTCGCCAGGGCTTCCCTTTATATGTATAGTTGATGCAGATACAGATAATTTTTTTGCAGATGGAAAAGTATTTCATGAAATTCATGCAGTTAATATTGAGCTGTATACGAAGAGTAAAGATATAGAAACGGAAAACAAAGTAAAAAAGGCACTTAATGATAACGAGATACCATGGCAGCAGACGGAGGTATACATTGAATCAGAAAAGTGCTATGAGCAAATATTTAGTATGGAGGTATGACATGGGAAAGAATAAGGTTAAGTACAATCTTAAAAACGTACATATTGCAGTAAAAAAGGCATCTGGGACATATGACACACCATTTGAGTTACCCGGAGCGGTAAATATGTCACTTAGTCCACAGGGAGGACTTGAACCGTTTTATGCGGATGGTATCAAATATTCTGTCAGTTCGACTAATAATGGCTATGAAGGAGATCTTGAGATTGCTCTTGTCACAGATGAATTCAGAACGCAGATATTTAAAGAGTACACAGATAACAATAAAGTTATGTTTGAAGATGCAGATGCACCGACAGTAGAATTTGCGCTCGGCTGTCAGATCGATGGAGATGCAAAAGAAACAATGTTCTGGTTTTATGGCTGTACAGCAACAAGACCGAATGTTGATGCACAGACCAATGAGGATAAGAAAACACCGCAGACGGATAAGCTCACAATATCTGTTGCCGGTGATGATTTTACTGTTGGTGGAAAGAAGAAACGACTGGTTCGAGCCAAGTCAACAGAGGAAACCACTACTTCACTGGAAACATGGTTTGAAAATGTTGTTTCACCGGTTGAAGCTGCATAAGGAGAATAATTATGGCAACAAAAAGAAATATAGAAATTGGTGGTATAGTATGCCACTTTAGAAGCTCAGCAGCAGTACCAAGAATATATCGACTGATGTTTTCAAGGGATTTGTTTAAAGACATGTCAAAGCTGGCAGATGAATTGGATAAATCAAACAGACTGGAAGAGAAAGAAAAGAAAAAGGCGGAAGCAGAGGGCAGGGCTTATGTTAAGTCAAGTGCTCTGCCTCTTTCATCTTTGGAAATGTTTGAGAATATCGCATATGTTATGGCTAAACATGGAGACCCGTCACAGCCAGATAATATAGAGGAGTGGCTGGATCAATTTGAAATGTTTGATATTTATGAGATTTTACCTCAGATATTAGACATGTGGAAAATTGAAACACATCAGGAATCAGAACCAAAAAAAGTGTAGGCGAGATTGACAGAGAACTTAATACTCCTTTGTATTTGCTTAGGGTTGTTCAGTTAGGGATATCAATATCAGATTTAGAGCTGTTAAGCATAGGATTGGTGAATGATATGTTTATTGAATATAACAACGATGATTGTGAGTATGCAAGAAAAGCAACGCAGGAGGATATAGACGCTTTATAGGAGATAAGTATGGCTGGAACAAAAATAAGAGGAATAACAATAGAGATTGGCGGCGATACATCAGGTCTTAATAAAGCACTTGGTTCGGTTAATTCGCAGATAAAAAGCACCCAATCTCAGTTAAAAGATGTTGAGAGATTATTAAAATTAGATCCAAGTAATACAGAACTTCTTACACAGAAGCATAAACTTCTTAAAGAGGCTGTTACAGAGACTAAGGATAAACTTAAGACATTAAAAGAAACACAGGATAAAATAGATAGTGGCAAGGTTACTACATCGAAAGAAGCTTATGATGCCTTAAAAAGGGAAATAGTGAGTTGTGAAACGAGTTTGAAAGACTTGGAGAAACAAGCGGCACAGAGCAATGTCAGTTTAGTAAAAGCGGGACAGGCATTTGATGGTATAAGCCAAAAGACAAGCGGTGTTGGCAAAAATATGTCGAAATTAACAGCTACTGTTGCAGGAGTAGGAGCTGCAGGAATAGGTGCGGCAATGTCGCTGGATGATGGATATGATACGATTATTACAAAAACAGGCGCAACAGGAAAGGTACTGCAAGAACTGAATGATGTCGCTGATGATATATATAGCTCAATGGCTGTATCAATGGAGGATGTGGGAATAGCAGTTGGTGAAGTTAATACAAGATTTCAGGCAACTGGAAAACAACTTCAGGATTTATCAGAGGAATTTTTAAAATTTGCACAAATTAATGGAACAGATCTGAATACTTCTATAGATACAACTGATGCAATAATGACCAAGTTTGGTATTGACACATCAAGAACATCTAATGTTTTGGGCCTATTTACTAAAGTTGGTCAAGATACGGGAATATCAATGGATACATTGCTAAACAGTCTGCAAACAAATGGTGCATCATTGCAGGAGCTAGGCTTTAGCCTTACGCAGTCTACCATGTTACTTGCTCAGATGGAAGCAAGTGGTGTGGATACAACAATTGGTATAACATCACTAAAGAAGGCTGTTACTAATCTTACTGACAGCGGGAAACCATTAAATACAGCATTGTCAGAAGTTATATCATCAATAAAAAATGCAAAAAGTGATACAGAAGCATTAAATATTGCGTCATCAACATTTGGAAGTAAAGGTGCTGCTGAAATGTCGAAAGCTATAAGAGATGGAAGGTTAGATATAAACGATTTGGCAGCATCATTGCAAAGCTATGGTTCTGTAGTATCAGAAACATTTGAAGAAACACAAGACCCATGGGACGAGGCAACAATTGCCACTAATAATCTCAAACTTGCCGGAGCAGATTTAGGTTCAACTTTATTGGAAACATTAACACCTAAAATAAATAGTACGGTTGAAGCAATTAAAAATTTTGCACAATGGTTCAGAAGCTTATCAGATGAACAAAAAAACATCATATTGATAATTGCCACATTAGTGGCAGCAATAGGACCGCTTTTTATATTTATTGGTAAAATGGCTAGTGGAGTCTCGGCAATAATAAAAGTTGTTCAGGTACTGATACCTATAGTGAGCTCTTTAAATGCTGTATTAGCTGCGAATCCTATAATATTAATAATTACAGGAATTACAGCTCTGATAGTTGCAATTGTACTTTTGTATAATAAATGCGAGTGGTTTAGAGATGGCGTTAATGCTGTCGTAGGAACAATAGTAGATTTTGCAAAAGAAGTGTGGGATAAGATAAGCACATTTTTTACTGAAACTATTCCAAATGCTTTTGACGCTGTAATATCTTGGTTTAAAGATAACTGGCAAGGTCTTTTGCTCCTTTTAGTGAATCCGTTCGCCGGAGCTTTTAAACTATTATATGATAACTGTGAAGGATTCAGAAATTTTGTAAATGGTTTTGTAGAAAAAGTAGTGGATGCATTTACAGGATTTGCGTCTGACATAAAAGAAAGAGCTGTAAGCATAGGAACACATATTACAGATGGAATTGAAGTTGCAATAGATTATATTCGTGATTTACCACACAAAATGACAGAGTGGGGCAAAGATATGATTGATGGATTTGTAGCAGGAATAAAATCAAAAGTAAGTAATGTTGAAAATGCTGTTATAGGTATAGGCAATAAAATTAAGAGCTTTCTTCACTTTTCAAGACCAGATGAAGGTCCTTTGCGCGATTATGAGACTTGGATGCCTGATTTTATAGGAAGAATGGCAGAACAGATAGAGCAACAGAAGGGCAAAATAACTAATGCTGTACAGAGTATGGCGGGGGAAATGAAATTTACACCAGCTATAGCAGGTACATCTAGCACAACAAGTAACACCACAAATGTATTTAATGGAAATTATAAGTTTAATGATAAGTCTGATATTGATTATTTCATGAATCAGGCGGCACTTAGACTGAAAGGAGCACGATGATAGTTAATGGTACAGATGTAAGGACTAAATATGGTCTTAATGTTGTATGGCTTAGCCAGACGATAAACCCTCGGACGGTGAATGTATATAATAATTGGCTTGATGGTGCAATAGACCCAGCTAAATATAAGAAGACAAAGTATACAGAATTTGAGATATACATTGAAATGCTTGTTAAATCTGAAAGTAAAGAAGATTGTGAAAAGTTAATGAGTTCTCTGATGGCAGACTTTGAATCAGGAATTGTTCAGCTGGATGACATGGAATTCTTATATAAGTTTGATATGGCCAAGGAGCAGAGAGAATTAAAGAAAAGATGGTTATATCATTATGAATTGACATTAACAGGTCATGCAAAACTTGGAAAGCCAGTTAATGAGAGCTTTACAGGAACAAAATACACAACAACTATTAAAGGCACAGCAGAAACTCCTGCTGTGCTTTCTTTAACATCAGATATTGCGTTAGGAAGTCTTACAGTAGAAGGTTTAACTGAAGATATTATTACAATTTCCAATGTTGGAAGAAACACAAATATTCTGATTGACGGAGAATCATGTGTGATAACTGAAAATGGCGAGGATATATTTGATAAAGTTGATTTATGGAGCTTTCCAAGGGCAAGTCCTGGAGATATTACAATTAAGCTGGGAAGCACATGCAGTGCAAAATTAAGCTATTATCCAAGATATATTTAAGGAGGCAATATGAAACTTAAGTTAGGTGAAATAAAAGAGGAGATAATTGGACTACGGAAGGTCTATGATAAGAAGCTTCCGGTGGCATTAAGCTATTCTATAGCTACCAATGAGAAAATGCTTTTTGAAAAGTATAAAGAAGTTGAGGAACATCGCGAAAAAATATTCAAAGAGGTTTGTCTGAAAGATGATGACGGTGTACCAATTATGCTTGAAGATGAGAAAAAAGGCACTAAGGAATATACATTTGAAACAGATGCTATAAAGAATGAGGCAATTTCTAAGGTAGAAGAACTTTATGAGCTTGATGAAGATTTTGACATTAGAACAGTAACGATGAATGTTATTGAGCTTACAGAAACAGATCCTAAGTATGATATTCTTACAGCACAGGATATGTCAGCATTATTATTCATGATTAAATAAGAGGAGGAGCGGCTATGCTGAAATACATTGATAAAAATGGCAAGAAAAAGCCGCTAATTGAATATTCGAATCTGTGTATTGAAGAGGTGCTTGACTATGGAGATAAGACATTAACATGTAATGTTTCTATGAAATGTTCTGTGGCACTGGAGGATATAATCAGGACCAGAACCAATGAATATGTAATAAAGCAGAAAAACGGACTGGCTGATGATGGTACATATACAGTAACAGCAAAACTTAACATTGACGAGCTAGAAGGGACTCCTTTTATATCGTTTGATACAACTGAAAAAACAGCACTGGAGGCAGCTCAGTTAGCTCTTGCTGGTACTGGGTGGACATGCGAATGTGATGTAAAAAAGAAGCGTACTATAAGAATGACAAATGCCTCATCATGGGAAATATTAAAAAAGATAGTTGATACTTATATGCTGGAAATGCAAATTGACAGTATAAATAAGGTTATCAGATTAAAGGAAAAAATTGGTTCGTATAAGGGAGCATATTTTACAGACCAGATCAACTTGATATCTTTAGAGAGCCAGGCGAATACAAATGATTTTTATACAAGGATTTATCCAATAGGAAAAGATGGACTGACAATTAAAAGTGTAAATAATGGCAGTACCGTATTGGAAAATCATATATATAGTTCTAAAAATAAGACATATATATGGAAAGATGAAAGATATACGGATCCGCAAAGTCTGAAAGAAGACGCTGCCGAGAAGCTGGCAGATATGGCACAGCCATATATTGCATATAGCTGTTCAATACTTGATTTGTCTCAGAACAGCAAGAAATATAAGAATTACAATATTGGAGATGAAGTTGTATTAATAGACAGCTTTTCTAAGACGAAGATTAAGCAGCGAATAAAAAAGATATCTAGATATCCGGATGATCCGAGTAAAGATACATGCGAAATTGCTAACCTGAAGCTTACATTTACTGAGATGCAGCAGAAACTTAACGATGCAGCAGACACAGTGAATAATATTACAACTGACAATGGAACAGTAGATGGCAGCTCCATAGATGATATGGATGCCAATAAACTAACAAATATTGATGATGTAGTATCTAAAACGGAAAGCTTTAAGAGCATTAAAACAGAAGTATTAACTGTTACAGGTGAGTTACAGAGTGCATCAGGTAAGATAGGAGAACTTGAAACCAATAAACTTGATTCAGAAACGGCAAGGATTACATATGCAACAATAGAAAATTTAAAAGGCCTTTCTGGAGAATTTGAACAGTTCAAGACGAATGATTTTACTGCGGTAACAGCAAAAGTTAATGACCTTACTGTCGGCGTGGAAAAAGTAAAGACTCTGATGTTTGGCTCTGCCACAGGCGAAAGCATTACTACAGATTTTGCCAATAGTGTTATTAGCATGATAGGTACAGCACAGATTAAGGACTCTATGATAGATTCTTTAGATGCAAAGAAAATAAAGGCCTTGGACATTGATACCACAGATGTTGCAGTACATAGCAAAGACGGTTTGAGTAGATGGTCTGATAATACGATACAGATAAGTGATTCTAAGCGTGTTCGCGTTCAGATAGGTAAAGATACATCTGGAGACTATAACATGTATGTGTGGGATGTAAAGGGCAACCTGATGTTTGACGCGCTAGGTCTTACAGAACAGGGAGTTCAACGTGAGATAATCCGCAACGACATGGTAAAAGAAAATGCAAATATATCTGCTGGAAAACTGGATATAGCAAGCCTTTTTAGTGTTATTAATGATGATGGTACACATACGCTTAAGAGCAACAAGATATATCTGGATGATGCAGCACAGACACTTAATGTTCTTCTGCAGGATATAAGAACCGGTTCTGGAAAGGATTATTCCGAATGGGGAAGCTTATTAAAGCAGTCTGATGATTTTATAACACAAAAGTTATGGTGGACTGAGAACATAGACGGAACTAGTGTTAAGGAGAAGTTTTCCAATGTAAACCAGACGCTGCAGGAATATAGTGTAAGTTTATCTAATATGGCCAAGTATGACGATGAAATATACCTGATATCTTATGTGCCAACAAAGGATAATTATCCGGCTTGGGATTGGGGTGTTCCTGTGTATCCGGCTGATACACAGTTTCCACGCGAAGAAACATGGCAGTACAACGATACTGAGTGGGATAAGTATATTGGAAAGGTTGCTTACTGGGAGAACGAAGGCAGAGCATGGCGGTTCATCCGCAATGAGGATGGAAGCCATGGTTGGAAAGATATTCCTAATTCGGAAACAGCTTATATGCTGAAGCAAAATTCTGCATTAAGAATCAATCTTGATAGCATAAGTAGCAGTTTGTCATTAACTCAGCAGGATTTAAAGGGCAATTATAGTACAACAACGCAGATGAATAACGCTATAACACAAGCAATAACTAAGGAAAGTAATAGTATTAAGCTAGAAGTATCTGGCACCTATGCAACTAAAAATGATATTAATAATCTACAAATTGGTGGAGTCAATAGATTCATAAAAAGCACTGTAACTCCTAATAAGTATATAACAGCCACTGGCATAATAACAGATGGCGGTAACTATTGGGATTTGACGGACTACATAGATGTGTCTAAGTGGAAAAACTATGTAGCGAGTGGATGGACCAATCTGGGTAATGCACCGGCTACTTGTTTTTATGACAGCAATAAAAAGTTTATCAGCGGAGTAGCAGATAAATCTACTGGAGTAAGAGGTTCTCTGCCAGTTCCTTCTAATGCTGTATATATGCGTTTTAGCTTTGCACATGTAGATACAAACAAGCTAAAAATAGAAAAGGGTACAAAAGCTACAGATTATTCTCCAGCACCAGAAGATATTGATGTTAAGTTTAACAATTATGCTACAACAGCAAGCCTTGAAGCATACATTAAGAAAGACCCAACGACAGGAGAGCTTAAATCTGCAATTGAAGCTATTGCAGACGATATTACGCTAAATGCAAAAGGTGGACTAAGCATTTCTGGTGGAAGCTCTTTAAATATTACATCTACAGGAAAGTTTGAGCTAGTGAGTAACGTAGAAACCTATTTACCACCCACCTATAACGAGATGAACGTCATTAGAAAAGCCGTGCTAAATGAAACTACTGATATGTTAAATAAAGAACTGTACGATTTTAACTCCGATGGTGTTATTGACACATTTGATATGGTACAAGCAAAAAGATATATGCTCGGATATGACACGAAAGGAACTTTTGAAAAGTGGAAATATGCAAAAAAATCAAAAGTTACATTCGAAATAAAACCACAAAATGCTCAAAAATGCATTTTGCTATCAGGTACAGATATGTGGGGAACTCTAAGAGAGACTTATATAGGTATTGATACTGTCAAAACAGTAGGAATTAACGCATTACAAGCTTTGTTAAAAAATTTAACGGTAGTGGAAGATGAAAGTTCGTTCAGTTCAAAAAGTAATTATGCTGCCAATATAAGTTCACTCCATGTAGGAAATTTTCATACGGATTATATTGAGACTAGTTCAATTAAAGTTACAAATGTTATGGAAATGAGTTCAGAAGGAACAACTATAAAAATCCAAAATCCAAGTGATATAAGTTTAACTCATTATGGAAGAACAAAACATCCTGCAATGTATACTAGCAATCCTATAACATTTGATTGGAATGGAAACCAGCTAAATATACTTGTGGATAATACAGTAGTTGCTACATGGGACTGGGGTTCAGGCACATGGTTAAATTAGATAATTATTTTAAAAGCATGGGAATTAACCCATGCTTTTGTTTTTTAGGAGGTAAATTATGAGCTTAACAGGATTTATTTCTTACAAAAGAGTAGGCTGGACAGGACAGACACCGTGGAACCCAACCAACCTTAACATAATGGATAAGGGAATCAAAGATAACAATGACATGATTGCTAATCTCAGAAGCGAGGTAAGTGCACTAAACAGTAATATTGACGTTAAAAACTGCTTTTGTAAAAATATTGCGAGTGATGGTACTTTTGAGGGATATGGATATAACTACTGTTATTATAACAAATCTACTAAAACAGGGATTTTATACTTTGCTTCCAGAATTGAAACACCAGATTCTACATTAAATAATTTTTCTGGATATTATGATGTCGAATCAGTTTTAGAAAAAATGAGCATTGATTTTAATACAATACTAGAAAGTAATTATATTCCATATGATTCTGCAGGTGTAGTTCGACAAAAGCTGGTTGGATATGGAACGACATTATTATATAGTTCCGCAAACAAACATTATGCTTTTGCAAGATACTACACAAAAGATGGGAAGAAAGGAGCGTGGGCAACTACTGAATTTAAGAAAGACGATTATATTACAGGCTCACTTATATTTAGTTAAGTTTCGAATGCTGCCTTAGTAATTGTACCGTCGTATTTAATATTATTACTGTTTTGTGAACATATAACAATGGAAAAAATGAAATTGCACCAGTAACAGAAAGGATATTGACTTATGGAAAAATTAAAAGTAATTGTAACAGCGGTGTGGAGCATTATATTAAGTGCCCTGGGAATTTTGGCAATTCCAGTATTATTATTGGTAACATGTAATCTAATAGATTATTTCACAGGTATTGCGGCTTCTAAATTTAGAAAGCAGCAGATAGATAGTTATAAAGGAATAAGAGGGATTGCAAAGAAAATATGTATGTGGCTTTTGGTGGGAGTTGGTGTGATAGTAGACCAGCTCCTTTCTTATTCTGCAGGTGTTATTGGAATAACATTGCCATTTACATTTTTAGTGGCTTGTGTTGTGGCAATATGGCTGATCTGTAACGAAATTATAAGTATATTGGAAAACATCAATGATATCGGTGTAGCACTTCCACCATTCTTGCAGCCTATTGTTAAGAATTTAAAGAGTCAGGTAGAACAGAAAACAACAATTGATAATCAGGAGGATAAATAATATGAGTATTAGAGGAGTTGACATTAGCGATAACAACGGAACACTTAACTGGGACATTATCAAGGAGCAAATTGATTTTGCAATTGTTAGAGTAGGATATGGCTCTAATTATGAATCACAGGACGATAAGCAGGCTGTAAGGAATATGCAGGAGCTTGAAAGAATTGGTAAACCATATGCTGTATATCTTTACAGCTATGCACTTAATGAAGAAGAGGCACATAGTGAAGCTGCACACATCTTAAGAATGATTGCCGGCTTTAATCCAGCATTAGGTATTTACCTCGATATGGAAGATGCAGATGGATACAAAGTAAGAAACAACAATGATCCTCGCACTAATGGAGAAGCATACACTAGATATTGCCAGATCGTTATGGATGATTTAAAGGCGGCTGGCTTTGAGGTTGTAGGCACATATGCTAACCTTGACTGGTTCTCTAATATCTTAGATAGGGAAGCACTTACAGATAAGAAGTGGCTTGCTATCTGGGGACCTGATAATTGCCCGGTAGATTGGGCTGAAATCTGGCAGGATAGTTCAGACGGCTGCATAGATGGTTCGTCTGCAAGAACTGATACAGATGTATATATCAACGAAGAAGCCTTCAACACTTATGCAAAGATTAATGTACCGGAATATGAACCAGAAGACCCTATTCCAGAAAGAGACATAGAAAATGTAGGCATAATGTATCACGAAGGAGATCATGTTTGCTACAACAGAATCTATTATACAGCCGGTGACTGGACTGATGGCGCAGCACCATATTATACAGATGGAGTTATCACACATGTATATAAAGGAACTAGACACCCTTACCTTATCGGTGATGGAACAGGATTCGTAGATGATAATTGTATTACAGGCCATTATGATGATGAACCTAATGACACACCACCAGAAGAACAGGAAGATGAGACAGAAGATGTAACATATACTACAGTGGAAGCTGGAGAAGGATTCTGGCAGGTAGCAGGAAGAGCGTTAGGAGACCCATATAGATATGTTGAGTTAGCAGAATATAATGGAATGAGTATAGATACACCACTTTATGCAGGTATGGAGTTAAGACTTCCAAACTAATTACTCACTTATACAACAGTGTATATCATACTGAATTGCACATATAACAGCATTGTGATAACATATATATAAATAGGTAGAAAGACAGTCAAAATGTGTACAATGAAACAGTGTACACATTTTGTACACAATATGGATTAAATAATGTTGATTTAGAATAAATCAGAATAATCTAATATAAATATGTAAAGCCCTTAAACCTGCATAAATGCTGATAAAAACAGCATAATAATAAACACAAATAAATTGTAAAAATTTGATTTCAAAGTTGGGTAATAACCCTATGGTTGGTGCTACTGTAGCTGTTGCTGTTTCCATTGAGGAAGCTGCTAAGAACGGTAAGTTCTAATAAAAAGTAATTGACAAAATATTGGAGAGCAACAGGTGATAAAAACCTGTTGCTCTCTTTTTTAATGCTTGACTTTTAGTGGAAATGTGGATATTCTTTACGGAATAAAAATATTGAGAGATAATGAAAGGAAGATTATGAATTTTTTAGTTAATAAAATACTTGATGATGGTAGCGTTTCATATGGTCTTACAGGCTCAGGATATGTGGTATTAATAATTGTCTGTGTCTTATTAATGACTATAGGATGTTTTGCAAGAGATAATAATAGTAAACTGAATGTAAAACATATTGCATTTGCAGCAATGGCTATAGCTCTTGCGGTTGCGACTTCCATGATTAAAGTTATTAAACTGCCAGTGGGAGGTTCTGTAACACTGTTCAGTATGTTATTCATAGTGCTTATAGGATACTGGTATGGAATAAAGACTGGTCTGACAGCAGCTATTGCATATGGAGTTTTGCAGTTATTACTTGATCCATATATCCTGAATATTCCTCAGGTGCTTCTTGATTATATATTAGGCTTTGGAGCACTTGGGTTGTCAGGAATATTTTCTAAATCAAAACACGGTCTTGTGAAGGGATATATTATAGGAGTTATAGGCAGATTTATATGTTCATTCTTGTCTGGCTGGATATTCTTTGCCGTGTATACACCGGATTTTTTTAATAGTGCGATACTTTATTCAGTTGTTTACAATGGCTCGTATATTGGGCTTGAAGCAGTGGTAACTCTTGTAGTTATATCCCTACCTCCTGTTAATAAAGCACTGGCATATGTTAAAAATAATCTTGTATAGAATAATTGGATAAATAATATAAAAAACTCATGCAGATTGTGGTAAATGTGATTACTTCAATCTGCATGAGCTTTTTATAAGTCGGCGTGACAGGATTTGAACCTGCGGCCTCGTAGTCCCGAACCACGCGCTCTACCAAACTGAGCCACACGCCGATATTTAAATGTGACTTATATATTATAGCGTATTTATGAGGAAGTGCAAGAGAAAGAATAAAATATATTTATATATATTTATACGATAAAAATAACTGCTGTATTGACTTTAGAAATGATATATGATATATACTATATAAATAACATTACGCAATGCGATAATAAGGTGGGAATGCTATTGCAAATAGGTTTAAGAGTAGTATATAATAAATATATAAGACAAATGAAATCACTCTATCCTTATATGTGGTATTACCTGCCGTAAGTAAAAAGGGGAAGAGTATGGGGAATTTAAAAGAATATTCAAAAGAAATAAAAGAAACAGCAGCTAATCTTAGAATTATAGATGACGCACTGTTTAGATTGATGGGAGAAAAGCCGGGTGTATGTGAAGAAATATTAAGAACGCTTCTTGATATGCCACATTTACAGGTTGTGAAGGTTTCTGTACAGAGTGTGGTCCAGAGCTTTCAAAGAGAAATAACATTAGACGCGTTATGCATGACACAAGATGGAAGATATTGCAATGTTGAGGTGCAGAAGGGAAATTCCAATGATGATATCAGAAGGACAAGATTTCATGCGGCAGCGTTGACAGCAAAATATACACCTAAAGGTGCTGATTTTAAGAATGTTCCAGATGTTACAATTGTATATATATCTGAGTATGATGTCTTAAAGAATAATCAGACAGTGACGCATGTAACAAGGTGTATGAAGAATGATGAAAGTTACGTTCCAGTGAAAGATGGAGAAGATATAATATTTGCAAACACTTGTGTTAATGATGGCTCGGACAAATCAGAACTATTGCAGTTAATGCTTAATAAAGAAGCATTTTATAATGATAAGTTTCCACAGATTAGCAATGCGATAAGCTATTTCAAGGAGACAGAAGGAGGTCAGAGTGAAATGTGCAAGATAGTAGAAGATTATGCTAAAGAATATGCAAAGAATTCAATACAGGAAGCAATAGAAGCGAAGAAACTGGCAGATGAAGCAAAGA